CAAATCGTATTTGATATGTCTTAGGTACTTCCATAGCACTTAGCACACGTAAATAGAAAGATCTAATAATATTAAGTAAATCAGAACACATAGATGCATCCCATCCACTAACATCAAGTGAGCAATATTCATAACCATCAGGCGCTACACCTCTAAGATCTCCAAAACTATTGGCAAACTTCCTAGCTCCATCATTCATCCAACTCATTCCAACTGCACACCATTCAAATCTCTCCAAAATCTGATGAAATGGCTGATAAAATAACATATTCATAAGCATGTTAGAAAATCCAGGGTAACAAATTATCCTTGCGGATAATGTATCACCTGGAGTTTGCAACTTGGCTCTACCTGTGGTATACCATACATGCTCATTCATATATGCATCAAATGCATCATAATCAGCTAACATCTGGCGGGCATCTTCTATCGCTTTCATTTTCACCTTTCCGCGTTTAACCCCAGATTTATAGGGAAAACCAGCAGCAGCGGAACTATCAATGTTCAAGGAATCAAAATCACCCCCAATCGAAAACCTAATGCCTTCAGCCAAATCATCAAAATCTTCGAGACCAATAATGTCTGCAAAAATCTCGTCCGACCTCCTTTCCAACGCAGCAATTATATGCTCGTCCAGCTTAATGTCTTGACTAAATTTCTCTGCCTGATCCAGTCTCAATGGAAGCAGAGGATTAGTCCGGATATAAGTAGAAGAACACGTGTTAACCCAGCCAACAGCATAGGTGTTCATAAGCTGAGCCATAAAATAGTCATAAGGATGTAAAAGACCTCTAAAATTAGCAGCATAATGCTTAACTTTACCTAAGTAAATAAGCTTTGTGCTCTCAATAAAGGCATTGATCACATTCTCGACCTTCTTCTTAAGTTCAACTATACTAGAATAATCTAGTGTAAATTCAACACCAACGCTATTAGCCATAAAGAATAACCATAATGTTCTCCTATGGAGATTCCACCATATATCCCTCATCGATACCCTTTCATATATGAACCACAGTTCTTCTTCAGCAAGCTGTTCAGACACTGCGCACATAGTGAGAATTAAATAAAAGGGAAGGAGAAAGGAATATTCATTAAGAATAACGTTCTTTTCAATACGCAACTTCATAATAGTGTAATAATTGTTTAATCCATGATCATTTAGTATCTATCCAGTCTTAATCGGGTCTAATATATGTTAATATATCAAG